CATCACCATAGCAAACAGCAAAGGAATCCACTTTGCGGATTGCAATTTCTTAAGTCAGACTTCTATCACTGTAACAGGGAACGATTTGACACTATTTAGCGATTGCATTTTCCTTTCTGCGGCGGCGTCTCCAATCACTGGCGGTGGAAATGTAGTCTTGTCGAATTGCTATTACCGCGATGGGACACCACGTACATGATGGAAGACGATGACGAGAAAGCCTACAGCGGTCTGCTTGAGGATGACTAAAAATTCGTTGTAAATAACTTCCATTTTTGACAACACTTTGACAACACTTTTGCTGTCAGATTTGGACAGCTATGAACAACTAATAGCATGAGAAAACCCAGTGATTTCAACGGTTTGCGTTGATTTCACTGGGCTTTTCGCATGGTGGAGGTGGGGGGAGTTGAACCCTATTCTTGTTTAGGATTCATGCGGGTTTGCGGATTCTGACAACACTTTTGACAACACTCCACGTTTTCGGGCGTAGTCTTCAATTTTCTTTCTTGCGGCTTCTTTTGCATCTTTATCCACTTCCGTGTAGATGTCTTGAGTGACGAGGATGGACGAGTGACCGAGGAGGCTCTGCGCGTCTTTGGCATCGACTCCCGCACTGTGGAGCATGGTTGCGTAGGAGTGGCGAAGCTGGTGGAGGGTACAACTGATCCCGGCTTCCTTGCGGAAGTCATCTATGGCTTTCTGGAACGCTTTCTCCTTTGGCAAGCCCTTGGGGAAAAAGATGTAAGTATTCGGGTTATTATACTTCGGCAGATTATCTATCACATTCTGCGGCAGTATCACATCACGCACTCCGGCTTCTGTCTTCGGACAATCTTTGACTTGCGGAGTCGGTGACGAGTAGGCAATAGTCTTCACGATATGCGCTATACCTTTCTCACGGTCTATATCTTTCTCTCTGAGGGCTTCTGCTTCGCCTCTGCGGCATCCTGTCCACAGGACGAAGTGGAACATCCTCCCCATGTCAGAATCGCTCCTATGGTCTTCTATGGCTTCCACATCAGCATCCGTGGCACTTTGGCGTGGCACTTTGGGCTTCCCCTTCACTGGCGGTAGGTTGATGCACGGATTGAACTGAATCTCACCATGAATCAGAGCGTTGTCAAGTATTGACTTGATGACGCTTTTTCTGTTGCCTATGGCCTTTTGCGAATAGCCTTGGGCGGCAAGCTTGCGGAGATGTGCGGCGATGTCGGCTGGTGTAATCTCGTTCACAGGGCGTTTGTCGAACTCATCCTTGACGAACTGATAGAGGGCGCGATAGTTCCTGATAGTGTTTGGCGATAGCTCCGGCTCTTTCTCTTCCCACCAGTCATCCGCTACCTTGCCGAAAGTCCTAACTTTGTGCGTACTCTTTTTCGGTTCTGCCTTGATATAGTCAGAATACTTCTGCTCTACCTCTTTATCCGTCTGCCCATAGAAGCACACGCGCTTCTCAGAGATGGTCTTCGTCATTACGATTCGACCGTCCTTGCGGAGCGTGTATTTTGTTTTCTTGGCTTTCATTTTCTAAGTGCCTCAATAATCTTCACGGCCTGTCGTACATCGTCAGGGGTAGCGCCTTTGGCAAGTTTGAACAGCATCCGCATATCCTCGCGGTTGCGAAGTTCCTCCAGCAATTCGGCTAATTCGTCCTTTTCTTCTACTTCTTCTTCGCACTTTTCATAGTCGGCAAAGCGTATTCCGAGGCACTTTTCAGTAGCCTCAATGACGGCGTAGCGCGGCGTAGTGCCTTTTGAGTAATTGCCGTACATATTCGGAGAAACACCTATTCTGCGGCAAAACTCGCCCTTTGACCATCCTTTTTGTTTCCGAATCGGGTCTACGATCTCAATGTATCTTTGCCCTGTCATGGTAGTCACAACCTTTTTCAAAATAAAATTTGAGAAAAATCAAAATAAATTGTGAAAAGGGGGTTGACATTCCAAACAGGCTGTGATAATATTCAAAGCGTAGTTTGAAGGAGGCAATGAAAATCACAGCCTACTTGGAAATCAGTAGACGCAAGTGGTATTGGATTGTTGGCGCTTTCATAATATCACAGTAAATTACAAATTGTCAACAAGATTTTTCAAAGTTTGTTGTGATTTTTTTCCTCCTCAGAAAATATGTGTTTTGAAAGGAAGAACGCAATGCTCAACAAAGAAACCATGAAACTGTGGATGCTTGAAGATGATGGAAGCATCCTTACCGACCCAAAGCACCCAGGCGTATTCACCGGGTATGTCACCTTTACCCCTGAGCGTTCGGCTATGGCACTCGACATCAACAAGAAGAATCGGCGGTACAACGAACGCAACCTTAAAATCTTAAAGGAAACCATGCTCGGTGGGTACTGGAATGACAATGTATCCACGATTAACTTTTCCGAAGCTGGTCTGATGGACGATGGACAGCATCGTTGCAGAGCTTCTGTTGAGACGGGATGCTCGTTCAGAACGAAAGTAACGTGGGGAGTCGAAAAAGGCACTCAGCACTTTACCGACAGGCGCGGCACCAGAAGTTTGTCTGATGATCTCAGCATTGACGGGTTCAAAAACTCTACAAAGTTAGCAGCCATCACAAGGATTCTTTACCTGAGAGACGTTAAAGATTTCTCCGTAAAGACTTTGCTCAATAAGGGATGGGCAAGCGGAGTCCCTGACATCGTCCTCTACGACTATTTTATGCTTCACAGCGAAGAAATCGCTTCGCTCGTTCGGATGCTTGGAAACATCTATCTTGGGCTTCGCGGCCTCAATGTAAACCGGGACATTGTGAATGTACTCGGAATTGAGTTCAATCGAATCAGCCCTGAGGACGCAGACACTTTTTGGCAGTATCTTCGGAACGGCGTTTATACGGACGAAAATGACCCGGTTAAGAGACTGCGCGAACGCCTTGTTCGGAACGAGATGAGCCGCACCATCAAAATCCCCAAGCCAGTCATGGCGGCTCTCATTATCAAGGCGTGGAATTATTACGAAAGCGGAGAGAGCATCAAGTGCCTCAAATATACCTCTGGAGGCGCTAATCCAGAAGCGTTCCCCGAAATCTATAATCCGTATCTTGAGAGCGAGGACGAAGAATGAGAGAACCTGACGCATACCGTCCGATTCTTGAATCACTCCTCTCCTCCACCCACGGCAAGCGCATCCTCTCCCAGAGTGATGTGTCTCGGCTTCTGAACAAGAGCCGTGGGTGGGTGCGAGAGAGGTTGGAGGTCAAGAAAGGCGGCATCACTGTTGAGGCGTTGGCCTTGAAGCTGGCGAAGGAGTTCGTATGAAGAGAGCGGATAGGTTTAAGAAAGAACACACTCTCTGCTGGGACTGTGCCAAAGCCACGGATGACGCTTGCCCGTGGGTAGATGCTGGAATGCCCGTACCTGGATGGTGGGCTACCCCGTCCAAGATCAAAACGTGCGGAGTTCTGTCGGACTCCTACAGAGTCATCAAATGCCCGTTGTTCGTGCGTGATGCGGACAAGGCGGGGCTGGTAAAAGTGCCGCTCAAGGGGGAGAGACACAATGGTAATAGCAATCATAGCAAGCATCGTGCTCATGACGCTTGGAGTCGAGTGGCTGTCTCTCGCCATCCTGTCGGTGTGGACAATGGCAGCGGCTCTGTGGCTCATCGTGGAAGCGGGAAAGCACGGCGCTCTGTAAACAGGGATACGCTCGACCTCGCATTCGGAATCATCGAACGTGCCGTCCTCGATTGGAAAGTCCTCGACTACGGCAGACGCGCTGAGTGCGTGGTTGACGGCGAACTCGTCAACAGGACTGAGGCCGTGGAGTTCTTCTTCTCCGATTGGTTCTATAGCCTCTGCAATGTGACGCAGTTCACGCCGGAGCAGATTCGCGGATTCCTGCACATCCAGGATGACGCGCTTGAGATCATCAGAGAAGCGGAAGAGAGGAGGAAAGCTATAGATGCTGGTTTCTAAGAGCAAATACAACAACGACCTCGGCTACTATCGGCGGCTGTGCGATGCGTACCGCGATGCGCTGGACGAAGCGAACGCATCCAACGCCAAGCTGACAGAGGAACTGCGGAAGGCAACCGTAGACCTTCTGGTTGCCCAGAGCGAAAACGCTCGTCTGTCCAAACAACTTGACCTACTGAGGGGATGCCCCAATGATTAAGGGCTTCGACACGCTGACCCCTGACGATAAGCGCGTGGTCATGGCATTTGCGGACGGGCGCATGAATATGAGAGAGGCGGCGCGGAAAGAGCGCTACGCCTACACCACAGTGATGTACCACCTGACATCCGTCCGTGCGAAGACGGGGCTTGACCCCAGAGACTTCCATGACCTCGCGCAACTCGTCCAGGCGATTAAAGACGAAAGGAAGGAATATGAGCAACAAGACGAATGAGGAACTCCGTGAGCATCTGAGGCTTGCCAACGCCGCGCTCAAGGTTGCCAACACCAACGTGGAAGAGGCAAAGCGGCTGAGTGCGTGGGCGAACCAGAAGCTCACCGAGAAAGAAGAAGAAATCCGGCATATGCGGATCGCACTCCTCGCAGCGTATGAGCCGCCCCCGAATGCGGAGATTGAGGAAATCTGCAAGAAGCTGGAGTACCCATACGGCATGGTGTCCCCGACCACGGCGAATCAGGCGGCGTATCTGCTGCGGAGATTGTGGAGGTGCGTGAGCAACAATGGAAGATCTGAAGGATGACCCAATCGTAGCTTCTCTCTTGAGAACTGGATACCCGCCGTGGATTGACCCCGGTTGGGAAGATGATGAGGAATGGGAGGACGAAGACCCAGATGTGTTTTATGGCAACTCTACGCAAGACTTCTAAAGAGCCTGTTCCTGACCGCTACAGACGGTACGAAATCGCAAAACAGCACATCCCGCGCAACATGAGCGCGAGAGAATATGAGGCAGAGGTCAAACGCCTCGCCAGAAAATTCAAGATCTGAAAGGAGACTCAATGGCAATCAAGAAACCATCGGAGATGAACTTCTCCAATAAGCATCTTATCCTGATTCTCAGCGGACTCCCCGGCACTGGCAAATCCACGTTGGCGGCATCCGCACCAAAGGCTCTCATGGCTGACCTTGACGATGGTCTTGCCAGAATGAAAGCGGAGCATCGCATTGACGCTTCGGTGAGCCTCACCTATGAGGAGTTCCTTGCCGACCTCAAGGCTGCGGAGGGCGAGTACGAAACCATCATCATCGACACTTGCGGGGCGCTTATCGACCTGATGAAAGAGTGGGCGATGCGTACCGACCCCAAGGCAAGCAAGGCCAACGGCGGCTTCTCGCTCCAGGGCTACGGCGTTATCAAGTCTGAGTTTATCCGTCTGTCTGCCGAACTCCGCAAGAAGTTCAACGTGGTATATGTCTTCCATGAGCAGATGACCAAGAACGGCGATGAGGGCGTGTTCTACGAACTGGTTGTCGAGGGTTCTGCCAGAACTCTGGTCTATCAGCCCGCCGACCTCGCTGGGCATCTGTTCATCGACCACGGCAAGCGTTACATCGGTTTCACGCCGACCGAGCAGTACAGTGCCAAGAGCGCCTACGGCATCAAGGGCATCATTGAGATTCCCGAACTCAAGGACGGAGATCCCAACGACTTCCTGACGAAGCTGTTCGCCAAGGTCAGGAGCAACCTCGCAGCGGAGAGCGAAGCTACCGCCCCGCAGAAGGTCAAGTACATCGCCGCCATTGCGGAAGCAAAGAACATATGCGAGTGCGTGAACTCTCCCGAAGATGTGCCGGATGCCGTGAAAGCGATCAGCGTCCTTGACCATGCGCTCACCTCGTCTAAGGAAGCCAAGGCCATGCTTAAGGCGAGGATGGACGAACTCGGCATCGTCTACGACAAGGCGAACAAGGTCTATGTCCTCAAGTCCTAAACTCCGAATAACGAAGTCTCTGCTCGACAGTTGGCTATACTCCTTCAAGCGCGATGATGGGTACGAAGACTTTCTTTGTACCCTTCGCCGCGAGAAGAAGCCACCGACTCAGGCAATGCTTGACGGAGTGCGGTATGAGAACTGTCTGAACAGCGTCCTCAAGGGCGAGACGATCCCGCCAGACCATGAGTGGACAAAGCCAATTCTGGAAATGTCCAAGGAACTGTATGGGGCGCAACAGCAAGTCACGCTGTTCGCAGATACCGAGGTGGATGGGCAGAGGATTCTGCTGCACGGAGTCCTCGACTATCTGCGTGAGGGACACATATGGGACTGCAAGTTCAGCAAGCGTTACGAACTGAACAAGTATTTCTGGGAACACACAACGCAGACGGCAATGTACCTCGCCCTGGTGCCGGAAGCTGTGGACTTCACCTATATCATTTCGGACGGCAAGTATGTTTATCGAGAGCGTTATCCGCGAGACATCGTGCCGCCGATAGAACCTACTATCAAAAACTTTATGCAGTACCTCAAGAAGCACGGTTTGTGGGATGTGTACTGCGAGAAATGGAGAGTGAGTAATGGGTAATTGGGATGATTACCAGCGCGAGGAACGAGAGTCCTCCGCAAAAGTAACAGGCAAGCTCCGCTGCGTCATCGTAGCGGCAGAGGAATCCGTGTCCAAGTCGAGCGGAAAGCCCATGATTATCGTGACCGTCCGTCCGTCCGGCACAAATTTCAAAGTCAAAAGCTACATCGTCAAGAACGAGAATTTCAACCGCAACATGACCTCGTTCTTTGATGCGTTCCCTGAGATCAGAGAGGGCGATTTCAACTTCCTGTCTTGGGTCGGTGCGGAGGGCGCTGCCAACTTTGGCGAGGACGAGAACGGCTACCTCAAGGTCAAGTGGTTCATGACCCCGGCTCAGGCATCAAGTCTGCCGCCGTTTGAGGGGGAGAAGCCTGAGAAGCAGAGCGTCACGACTCTGGATGACCCCGAAGACGATGACGGGGATCTCCCGTTCTAATGATTAAGCACTGGACAGATAAAGAGCTTGCGGAAGAACTGAAGAAGCTGACCATCATAGAAGACTCCCGCGAACAGGACCGCCACGTTTCGGAGTGGTTCACTAAGAACAAAGTCCCTTGCATTACTCGGAAGATTGATACTGGTGACTACTCCGCACAGTTGGGCGATATGTCGATGGAGCGGGAGATAGTGGTTGAGCGCAAGCGGAATCTGGATGAGATTTGCGGAAACTTTACCGTGGAGCGGGAACGCTTTGAAAGAGAGTTCATGAGGGCGAAAGCCTACGGGACGAAGGTGGTACTCATCATCGAGAACGCATCCTGGTCGGACATCTTTCTCGGCAACTACCGCTCCAAGACTTCACCCAAGTCTCTGCTCGGTTCGCTCCTGTCGTGGATGGTGCGCTTCAACATCACTGTGACCTTCTGCAAGCCGGAGGAAACCGCACGGATCATTTACGGAATCTTCTACTATGCGGCAAAGGAGATGTTGTTGTATGGCTGAGATACTGGACAGCGGGGAACGCCGTGACTTTGGCGGCGCTGTCAGGGACATGAGCGAGGGCAAGGGCGATATGGTAGCCATGCCGTGGGAAGCTATCCTGCGGCTGTCACAGCACTATGAAGCCGGAGCGAAAAAGTACAAGCGTTGGAATTACAGAGCGGGTCAGGGCATCCCGTTGTCAAGCTACATCGACTCGGCCTGTCGGCATCTTGCGAAGTACCAGTGCGGCTGTGATGATGAAGATCATCTCGCTGCGGCGGCGTTCAACATACTCGGCGCGATGCTTGTTGAGCAAGTGACTCCGCAGTGCATTGACCTTCCGCTCAGAATCGGCAAGAGAAGATTTGAATACTTCAAGACAAACACTCTGGAGGAGGGCAAAAAGCCAAATGACTGAGGTTGAATTTCTCAAGGGCAAACTTGCGGACACGCAGAAAGCCATTGAGCGTGAGGAACACAAGGAGCAGTTCAAGGAAGTGGCGACTTTCTTCCACGATATGTTTCAGTCCTTCCTTGACGCTGGCTTTAACGAAGAACAGGCGTGGTTTCTCACTGGCACAGCGTTTCAAACGAAGCTTAAGTAATGGGGCAAGGAGACAAGAAAGCCACGTATGAGCCAAAATATGAGCCTGTGCGCGATGATGTGAACGGGAGGATGTTCTCGTCAGGGTGCGTCAGAAGATGCCCAGAACCGCACGTTATCATTCGCTACGGAATCGGTGGTGTGGCGAACGTGAGTGTGTACACTTGCCGCAAGTGCAAGTACCACACGGATGAGAAATGGTTTGGAGGAGTGAGGTGCGCTTATGGATTGGACGAGCGCCTACCGCCCTGAGAGACGGGCAAGCATTGAGGACATCTCTCAGGCGATCCACGACTCCGTGACGATGGACGAGGCGGTGGCGGTATATGCGCCGTCCCCGCCTCCACGCCATCATCGCATCCCATGCCCCATCCACAACGGCAGAGACTACAACCTATCCTACACGCCGCACGGATTCAAGTGCTTCGTGTGCGGAGCGAGTGGAGATGTAATCGGCTTTGTTAAGGAAGTCTGTGAGCTTGCCACAAGGTCGGACGCTATGCGTAGAATAAATGCTGACTTCGATTTGAATCTTCCCATTGATGGCACTTTAAGTGCAATCCAAAGTGCAACTTTGGCACTTAAGAGGGAAGAAGCTAAGAAGCGGCAAGCAGAACTCAAGGCATGGGAAGACGAGTACAACGCTCTGATGGACGAATGGGTGAGCCTGGACAAGAAGACCAGAGAAGTAACAGACCCATTTGAACAGGCTGAGATCAGAGAGCGGATGAGAAAGCTTGAGTACGAACTCGACTCCATGCCGGAGAAACCAAAGGGGTGACAAAGCCATTGGCAAGCTAAGTTCAAATGATGTAAAGCGAAACCCCATCTTAATGCCAGACTCAAAGGGCAAGCTCCCGCAGACAATTGAGGCGTTCCGCTGCGTCCTGATGGACGATGCACGATTCAACAACATCAGGTTTAACGAACTGCGTGGGTGTGGCGAGATCCATGACGGAAAGAAAATCACGATTTGGTCGGACACGGATGACGCAGAAGCGATGTACTACCTTGAGTCCGTCTACGGTATGTACTCAAAAGAAAAGTACATGGCTGCGCTTCGGCTCTTATTCAAGGAACGTGAGTACAACCCCGTCAAGAATCTGATTGAGAGCATCAAATGGGACGGAAAAAAGCGATGCCCAGACTTTCTGCACAAGTGGGGCAAGTGCGACGACACGCCGTATGTCAAGGAGATTTCACGCCTGATATTTGCGGGTGGAATCCACCGCTTGTACTATCCAGGGTGCAAGTTTGATGAAGTCCCCATATTCATGGGGGTTCAAGGGTGCGGCAAGTCTACGCTGTCTCGGTGGCTTGCGATAGACGATGATTACCACGGCGAACTCAAGTTCATGGAAGGACAACAGGCGATAGAGGACTTGTCTGGCAAGTGGTTCATGGAGATTCCAGAAATGTCAGCGTTTACGAAAGCCAAAGACCAAGAGGCGGTCAAGGCGTTCATCTCTCGGCAGCGTGACCAATACCGCAAGCCGTATGACCGAAACACAACGGAGATCCCAAGGCGGTGCGTGTTCGTGGCCTCGTCCAATTCGTACAATGTTCTTGTGGACAAGTCCGGCAATCGCCGTTGGCATCCTGTCGAGTTCCACGGAGATTATGAATACGGCTTCCACCTCTATGACATCGAAGACGAGGTGCGCGAGTATATCCGACAGTGTTGGGCAGAAGCTCTTCACTTCATGGACAAGCCATACATGAAGCCGTTTGTCAACAGTTCCTTGAGCCGTGAGATTACTGAGGCGCAGGACAACGCCATGCAAGACGATTGGCGTGTGGGTGCTATCCAAGCGTTCCTTGAGCGCAAGAGTCCAGGCGAGTTAACGTGCGTCCGTGAATTGTTTCGTCTGGCGCTCTATCCAGACGCGCAGAAAGAGCCGTCCTTCGCAGAGTCCAAAGACATCGGGCAGATAATGAATCGGCTCGACAACTGGGAGCGGTGCAAGAGCATGAGAGTTGTCGGTATGTACGGCAAGCAGAGATGCTGGCAGAAGAAGGGCGAACAGAAAACGGAAAAATCAGATGATGATTTTTGGGAGGAATGAAAAACGAGTAAGCAGTTAACTCTTATAAACATGACATTTGCGATTGCGGACACGCTGATCGCTGCGCTGTCCATCATTCTCTTCGGATGGGGCGCTTGGTTCTTCGGACGGTGGTGGATTCTCCTGTTCACTGTCATCCCGCTCGTCAGCTTCATGTCGCACACTGTCATTGCGGACATCGTAGAGGATGGGGGCGAGGAAGATTCCTGACGGAGATGTTTTGAAGCAAATCGAAGCTATGCAGAACCCGCCGAAGCGGAAGCGTGGCAGACCGAAAGGGAGCAGAAACAAGCCTGGGGTGGACAAGGCAGCACACTCCCTCATCGACCCGAAGACTGGGATCGTGGTCAACAACAATGCAGCGCAGTCATTAACAATCGCGAAGATGGGTGACGAGCGGGTGACTGCCTTTGTCCAGTACCACATGGATATGCTCCAGATGCGGCAAGGCGTGGACAAGAAGAACGTGCCTGATCTCTACCAGAGATTCTACCGCTACCTTGCCTACTGCGCGGAGCATGGCATAATTCCAAACAATATGAATGCGTATTTTGCAATCGGCATTGTGAGGCAAGACATCAGCGCGTGGAAAGCCGGGACGAGAACGCAAGAGCATAAGCAGTTCGCAGAAGACATTACTCAGTTCTTCGCATCCATCCATGAGCAAGCTGGCGGTGAAGGGATCGTGAACCCCATCCTGAGTATCTACTGGAGCAAAGCCCACGATGGCATGATCGAAGCAAGCAAAGTAGAAGTTGTAAACTCCGAGCCGCTTGGTGAGAAGCAGAGCGCAGAAGAGATTGCCAAAAAATATGAGGGCATTTTGCCGGAGGACACATGATGAAGATCTTGTCACCGCTTAAAGCAATCCGCGCCAAGTGTCTGGATTGTATGTGCGACCAACCGTCAGAAGTCCGGCTCTGCCCTTGCACCGATTGCCCGCTCTATCCCTACCGCATGGGGCATAACCCTAATCGCAAAGGCATCGGTGGAATGAAGCAAAACGAACAGGAAGCAGAAGAAATCTAAAGCTGAGTTGCACATTATCAGCAGAGAACATCTTGCCCAACAACTTACATGGTGATTTTGCTCTGCTGATTTTGTGCGGCTGAATGAAAGAAAAGGAAGTGACATTATAAACGTACTGATAGCTTGTGAGGAGAGCCAGGAAGTGTGCAAGGCGTTTCGCGCGCGTGGGCATAATGCTTTCTCTTGCGACATCCAGGAGTGCAGCGGCGGGCATCCAGAGTGGCATATACAAGGCGATTGCTTGCCGTTGCTCAACGGGAACTGCACGTTCACGACTATGGATGGCAGAACGCATGAACAGGGGGGGCGTTGGGATCTTATCATCGCGCACCCGCCATGCACCTACATCAGCAACGCCGGGGCGCGTTTCCTCTATCCGGGTGGCAAGAAAGTCTTGAACGAGGAACGCTTGAAGAAGGGGATAGAAGCAACGCACTTCTTTTTGCGCTTCCTCTATGCCGACTGTGACAAGATAGCCATTGAGAATCCGATCCCGACAAAGGTTTATTGCTTACCGCCTTACACGCAAGTCATTCAGCCGTGGATGTTTGGGCATCCTGTGCAGAAGAGAACTTGCCTATGGCTCAAAGGGCTGCCAGAACTTGTGCCTACCAATATTACAGAAGAACGGCAGTCAAGCAAGATAGCGGGGAACTGGTTTAACAAGGGCGGTAAGGAACGGCAAAAGAACAGAGCAAAAACCTTCCCCGGCATCGCCGCAGCAATGGCAGAACAGTGGGGGTGACATTGTGTTCATTATCTGCGCTGCGATAATTGCCTTTGCGTTAGTCGCGTTTGGAGCATATCAGATCGGCTATTCAAACGGGGCAGACGGCAACTACAGACTGATGGTGCAGCAGTGGGAACAGCTTAAGATTGAACGCGACAAGCTTGAAAGCTTGCATTCAATTTATTCGTCAAATTGCACAAAATAATGTAGATAACAGAAAGGATGATGAAATTGACCAGCGAAGAACTGAAACAGGAACTGAGCAAGCAGGCAGAACGTGAACTGTATGATGACATGGTGAAAGAGTATCTGCGCGTGAAGAAGATCATTGCCGACTCTGGCGCTCTTACGCATGACGAATGCTGTGAGATCGCGCTCCGCATCTGCGATGGAAAGCAAGTGTTCTCCGCACTTCGCCCGTGGTGATATGAGCCTCGACAAATCCATAGAACACGGCAAGGAGCATCGAAAGCCGTACAGAGGTAGCAAAGCAATCGACCCCTCATGCAGAAACCACGGTGGCTGTCCGTGGTGTGAGGAGAATAGGAAGTTTAAGTTTCGGGATAAGCATCCTGAGAGCAAAGAAGCAGAAGAAGCATAGCCAACAAAAAAGCCCCCAGAAGAGCAGTTACGCTCTAATGGGGGCGAGAGAAAGGATGATGGAGAACGGCAAAGATAGGGCTGATAGATGTCGATGGGCATAACTTCCCAAACCTTGCACTCATGCGGATCAGCGCGTGGCATAAAGCGCAAGGCGATGAGGTGGTCTGGTGGTGGAGCGACTTTGAACACTATGGCATCGTGTACATGAGCAAGATATTCTCTGATGCTTATTCGCCTGACATCCCAGAACCGATGAATGCAGACAAAGTTATCAAGGGCGGGACAGGATACTGCATCAGCTTGGGCGAGGACGGGAAAGAACACTTCGACCAGAGCAAGAACCACACGCTCCCGCCTGAGATAGAGAAGATGTTCCCGGACTACTCCATCTATCCGCAGTTCGACTTCGCCGTCTCCATGACTTCTCGCGGATGTCCTCGCGGCTGTTCCTTCTGCCATGTTGCCGCCAAGGAAGGGCGGTGCGCTCAGAAAGTAGCAGATGTTTCCGACTTCTGGACTCCAGACTTGGGCAAGGATGAGATACGCATACTCGACCCTAATATCACAGCTTGTTGCGAGAAGCGCGATTTGATGCGGCAATACAGAGAGACAGGCGCGATGTTAGACTTCACTCAGGGACTCGATATACGGCTTCTGAATGACGCTGATATAGACGATATAAACCATATGCGGCTACGGACTCTGCACTTCGCTTGGGACAATCCAAAGGATGACTTGGAGCAGAAGTTCCGCAACTTTGCAGAAGGGTTTAGAAGAAAGTCGAACATCGGCATGGTGTACTGCCTGACTAACTTCAATAGCACGATGGAAGAAAACCTCTATCGGGTCTACACATTGCGTGACCTCGGCTACGATCCGTATGTCATGGTCTACGATAAACCACACGCGCCCAGAGAAATCCGCGACTTGCAGAGATGGTGCAATAACAAAATTATATTCAAAAAAGTTCCACGCTTTGAAGACTACAGTAGCCGCAAAGGGTAGAACGCAAAAAGAGCCAGAAGCAATCACGCCTCTGGCTCTATTCTTTTGTGTGATTCATGCGCTGATGATATTAACGTGCCTTGCAATCGCCTGTTCCATCTGCTCATCGCTCACGCCGATGTAACGCCGGGTAACCATCGGAGAAGAGTGTTGCAGAAGCCGCTGAACAAGCACGATGTCGTGTCCGTTATCGTTGTAGATGCTCGTTGCGTACCACTTGCGGAAGCTGTGGGTGCTGATGTTCTCATAGCCAAGGTGGTCACAGACGAGCTTGAGATGATGCTGAACCTGACGGACGGAGATGGGAAACAGAAGGGCGTTGTCAGGAATCCTGTGCGCGTCTGCGTAGCCTCTCAGGAAGCCGTAGACCTCATCGGGAACGGTGAACCGTCTCTGCTTCCCGGTCTTCTCTTCCACCATGTTCAAGCGGTATCTGCCGCCGTCCTTCACGATGTCGGACATATGCAAGCGCAGAATGTCTCCCACGCGCATCCCCAGATTCGCTTCGGCTGTGAGGATCGCCGCCACTCTCGGATTAGGGCGGCAGTCCTCAAAGCCGCGCAGAAGGGTCTGGATGATCGTGGTGTATTGCTGATCGGTTATGGTTACCATGTTATGCTACCTCCCACTTGAAGCCCATCAAGCAACCATCCTGCACATACTGGTAAAGCGTGTACAGGCCATCCGCAGAAGGGGCCGTGTGCTTCTGGCTCCAGCCATCGGTAACGGTAGCTCCAGCCGGGACTTCCGTCCAGATCGGGTAGCGGTAAAGCTCCCCGTATACATCCCCGTTGCTGATCGGGTTCATGTTCTCCTCTACGACAACCTCCCACGGAGCGTTTCTGATTTCTTTCATTGCTGTATCTCCTTTCATTGAATCGTGTTTCAGTTAGACGCAGAAGCTGATGCCGTACTTGGCTTCGTGCGCTTCCATGTAGGCTTCCAGAAAAGCCTCGTCCGTGTCGTAATCACCAGAGCTGTGCAAATCCTCGCGGATCTCGTCATCCATCAGTTCAACGGCGGCATTGTACAGGCCAGCCTCGATAATCTCTCTTGCGGTCATTGTTATATCTCCTTTCAATTCTCAGTTAAGCGGCAAGCTCTTTTGCCGCAGAAGTCTTGATGTACTGGGCTTTCGCCATCTTGCTCTCAGCGGTGTGAATCTGCTTCTCAAGGGCAAGGCACTTCTTGTCCCACTGGTAATACCGGGAAGAACCATACACGCAAGCATCGCGCTCTGTCTCAGCGTGTTCGATATGTTCGCGCAGTCTCTCGATCTGCTGGGCTTGGAACTCGATCTCGCCCTCGGCTACTGCCATGCGCTCCTCCAGATCGGCAAGCCGCTTCTCATGCTTCGCAAGCTGTGCCGCCTGTTTCTCCTGTTCCTTTGCCAGCTTCTCCTGTTCTCTCGCCTGTCTCATCTGCTCACGCTCCAGAGCAATGAGCCGCTGGGTTTCGATCTTGGCTTCTGCCTGACGCTGTTTCCATTCAGCAGTCATCCGCGCAAGCTCCGCAGACCGTGCCGCCTGTTCCCGGCGCTGGCGCTCAATCTCGCGCTTGCGCTTGTTCGCTTCGCTTGCTCTCACCAGAGCGGAGAGGCCCCAGCAGAAGAGGACGATGAGAAGAATGCTCATTTTTATATTTCCTCCAATTCATAGTCGCGGATCTCATCCGCAGGAAGCCGCCTGTCGTATACGATGATATCATGGTATCGACCTGTCGTGTCATCCTCACGCCGCAGAACGCCTTTTGGCTGGCATCCGGGGCTGTATCCCCTGAGCCGCATTCCGTAGCAGAACTCGCGCTTTTTCGGGTGCCGCTCCATGTATTCACGCAGCGCCGCTTTTATGATCGTGGCCTTTGCTTCACCTTGCAGATATTCCAGAATATCCGCGTCCGATTTGTTAACCATTTTTACAGAAACCATTGTTGTGTTATCGCGCATCCACGCTTTTTTCGCTTCGCTCTCAGGTGCCATTGGTACAACCTCCATTTCTTAGGTAATACAACTATAGCACGTTAGGTATTACCATGTCAACAAAAAACTTTGCAGAAGGGGGATTTTTTTAGATCCCCCTTGCCGGGACTACCCGCACGATATAGGGGTAGCAGGGCGGCTTGTCCAGTGCGTGAATCATCTTGCGCTTGCCGTGGCAGTCGTGCGCGGTGATCTTGCCGCCGTTGGTGATATCGTCCACGCGCCACGCATGACGGGCAAGCAGAAACTGATTGCTCCATACCTTGCCGCTATAGCTGCGCCCCGGCTCCATGTTTTCGATAATGATAATATCGCCTTGTTCAATACGCATTGCAGAAACCTCCAATTTTTGAATTTTTGCAGAAGGGGCAGAAGGGGGCAGAACGCGCTGCCGCCCCGGGCCACCCGCCCATGCACTTTAATACACTAAAGTGCTGAAGTCTACCGGACACTTTAGTACGCTAAAGCGCCTGACTCGGTCACCTGATACTTTAATACGCTAAAGAGCTAAAGTTCAACTTTTCTCCTGGTATCGGGTGCAACCGTGGCACCGTGGCAGCCGTGGCAATGGTACAACGGGCCGCAAGCGCCGCCCCCCCCCGCTGCCGTGACAGCTTGCGCGGGATACAACGCCCCGCGCCGGGTGTATATCGCTATATACCCGATAAAACAACGTAGCGGCGTTTATACGCGCCCCCGCGTTGCTTTACCCGGTATATACCGGGATCCCGTTAATATCGGCAATCGGAAACAATGCCCTTGCGAATTGTAAAGCGTTGGAATTGCGCGACATCGTACGCGCTGTCGTATTTATCGATATCGTAGCAATGCCAAATTTGCCCCGGCTGTAATAGGTATTTGTTTTCGTTAGCAATCCGGGCAATTTTCGCCGCGCTACGATCTGATACCGCCCGCGCCGATTTAATACTATACATATGCTCTTTTCCCGCCGTGGTAATAGCCAAAATTTTCATGTTTGAATACCCCCTATATTTAATTGTAGCGCTTGTTTACCGCGCTATATAAACGGCGGTATACTTTCACGCCCCGCCGCTTATATCGGGCGGTAAAGCCCGAATAAAGCCGATTAAAAGCCGTTGAACGGCGCCCCGGTATAATGGGCGCGCAATAGTTCATTGTTCCATGCGCTACACCCGTGAACGGGGATAGCGGCGGCGGTATCATATGTTTTTACGGTATCCCCGCCCCATTGCGCCGCGATCTTTTCCAGCACCCGCGCCGCGCTGCCAATGTTGACATATCGCCGCCCGGTATCGCGCCCGCAATAGTAAACAAATACGGGCTTTACATTATCGGAATTAATACCGATGTGTACCGTTGCGCCGTGCGTGCTATCGATCTTTACAAGGTATTTTTTGCTTTTCATAGGATTGTACCCCCAATTTTATATTTTCGGGCTTGTTACCCGTGTAAACCGCTATACATTGTAATATAGCGGCTTAAGCCGATAACAAGCGGGGCCGGGATTAGTGCGCGTATACGGCCCACTTTTGCCCGCGCTTTGCATTGTAGCAATGACGGCAATTAATGCACTGGACACCCGTCCGGTTGCCGTGACAATCAACGGCGGGGCAATGGGGCAGCTTTGCAAGTTCGGGATCGCTGCCGTCGTCATAACAAAATTGCGGTAAGTTCCCGATGGGATCGCAATGCCCGGGCCACGGGCTACACTGTAAACTAAAATTTTCGGGTAAATTGTCGATACCGTATCTTTCAACAATTTCTTTTTCTTTTGTATACGCGCCAAATTTTGTTTCGGGGTGGCGTTTAATCATTTCAACGCAAGCGGCAAAATATTCGTAACTGAAAAAATCACCGCTGTCATGGATACGAAATACCGCCGGAATTAGTGCCCCGCTGTAAATCTCTTTTTCTACCATTGCCCAAAATGCAACCGGATCGCGGCGGGCCAAAACGGTATTTTCAAACATATTAATTAATACATCCGGGTAACGCGTCTCTTTTTTGGCATAGCACCCCGGGCAATCCCCGGTGCAAGTGCCGTTGCACTTTTCCCCGGTTGCGCTTTCCAGCGCCGCAACAACCGCGCTATTGCCCGCGCCGTTGTATCCGTGATCTTTACCGCCCGCGAGCGTGTTAATAGACCATATACCCGTCTTGCTATTGTCTTTTGTAATATGTACCGCAATGCTATCAAAATATGCTTTTGGATTATTGGTAATAGTTGCGGCTTTTTCGGCTGCCGTTTTTCCAGCGTTCTTAATCATTGTATTGTACCCCCTAATAATAATTTGGTTATTGGATACGGTTTAATAGGTGCCGTTCAAAACTCTTGCGGTACTTGCCCCCCCTCGCAAGCGGGGCCGCGCTGAACTCTACCCGGCAACGCGCCCGGGCGGTATGTATTACCTATATATAATATAGCGTATGTATTACCTATTGTCAATAAAAAATATCGGTAATACATATGCTTTTATACACACACCCGGGCGTGTACTAACCTCAGCCGACCGACTATTAACGAAAAACTATTCGCTTTAGTACGCTAAAGTGTCCTGGCATGATCTGGCAATATTCATTCCTTTATGCATTTCATACGCTAAAATATCGCGTTATTGCTACAAAAGCGATATTCTATCATGCATTTATGCGCAAAATAGCGTGGTTATTCATCAATTATGCATCCGGCATGGGATACCATACCCACCTACGGGGTATATAGGAATTGGACTTGGGCGGGGGGTTACCCTCCCAAATATCCGAAATCCCAAAAAAGCCTTCGTTTTGACAACGCACCCGGGCGTATCACGAAAAAACCTGCGGATTTGGAAAGTGCCAACCCACTGATTCCGCAAAAAGTGAGGAATACCAACGGTTTGCGGGTCGTTGGAATCAATGGAATCAGTATTTCCTATAAACTTTCCCACGAATTTTCTGTAGACTTATATAGGTTTTCATTGATTCCATTGATTCCAGTGTTAATTCTATGAACTTATAGAATATAAAAGATATAGTAAAATAGATAAAAAGAGTAAATATAAGAATAATTTTGCGGAATCAGTGGTGGAATCAGTGCGGAATCAATGGAATCAATGTAACAATTTGTTCATAAAGTTCATGGTTTGTCCATAATTATTTTTGTAAAGGTTTGAGCAATGAAGGAGAGACGGGTATATGAGATAATGTAGGGGAGATAGGAAAGGAGGTTGAGGGATGAAGAAGATCCCGACCCTGTTTGAGAGGGAATATGGCGATGACGGACGGGTTGTGGCGGTGAAGTCGGAGGTACGACACGGCTGCGAGTGGGTACTGGACGGATACGGCGAGGCAACGGAGAAGGTTGATGGGGCGGCGTGTGCGATCATCAACGGGGCGCTGTGGCGTAGGTATGACGCGAAGCGCGGCAAGGCCGCTCCCGCCGGGGCGATACCGTGCCAGCCAAAGCCCGACCCCGTGACGGGGCATTGGCCTCACTGGGTCAAAGTTGATCCGGCATCGAAGGGTGACAAGTGGTTCATCCGCGCATATGAGAACACGCCGTGGTGTCGAGAGGACGGAACGTATGAGGCGGTTGGGGTGCATTTCCAGGGCAACCCATACGGACTCGATGCTGATTTCTTGGAGCGACATGGGAGAATTAAGATTAAGGATTGTCCGCGCACGTTCGATGGTATCCGCGAGTGGCTGCGGGTGCATGAAGTAGAGGGCATCGTATGGTGGAAGGACGGAGAGCCGAAGTGCAAGATCAAGCGCAAGGACTTCGGGTTCAAGTGGCCTGTGAGGGAAGAACGATGAAAAAGCCTGTGGTAGACAACTGGCACGTTTATGGGTTGTATGAGAGCATCAGGGGCGCAAAGTTCCCGATGGCGGTGGATGTGGGCAAGCTGAACAGCGATCTGACACCCGGCATCAAGGCTCTCGCACAATCAGGAGCTGGCGAGGGGCATGACCAGTGGCTCACTGGCGTTGTCGTGCAGTTCGACCTCACGTTCACGGTAAAAGCCTGGACGGAGGCGCAGAGGTATCACTTTCTCGACTTCGTAAGCAGTCAGAGTACGATGCACAGGATAGCTCGGTTCGACTTGGACGATGCGTATGACGCGCACACAGACCCACGATGCATCGCCGCGGTCAAGGAACTGGTAGAGGAGTACAATGCGAACCCAAGCGCGGATGGGTATCTGCGCGTACTGATGTCGAATCCGTGCGGGATGCGACTCACGGCAAGGATGACAACCAACTATAGGCAGTTGAAGACCATCTATAGGCAAAGAAAAAGCCATCGGCTACCAGAATGGCGGGAATTCTGCCGATGGATCGAGACGCTGCCGATGAGTGAATTGATAGTTAGTGATGATACATGAGGGAGGAAAGCTGATGTGCGTTTATATCAACATGGAGATGCCGCAGAGCTGTGATGACTGCCGTCTGAACAACGGGATTTCTTGTTATGCTGTGCCTGAGTACACGGAGGACGGTGTGGTCGGCAGAACGGATGACCGACCTGAGTGGTGCCCTCTCGTCCCCGTCCCGGAGCATGGGAGGCTTATTGATGCGGATGCGCTCATTGAAGACCTCGAGCGGCAATGCAAAGAGGTATTCCGTATTGATGCAGTATCACCAGACGACTACTGGATTACTCGCAATGAGGCTTACAACGAAGCTCTATGGAAATCATGGGTTGAGTCCTTCGGCGAATACTTGAAGGCACGCCTAACCATCGTCCCGGCAGAGGAGTGAGAGTGATGAGGGATTTCAACACGGTTAAGGCAGACCTCATTCGGCATCTCAACTTATCCTGCCAGAAGACGGACGGCGAGATTCTCTGGTATGATGGAACGCTTGATGTGCTTGTGGAGTTTTTGAAACTTCTGCAAGCTGTGGATCTCTGGGGGGGGGCGATGACTAACGGCTGACTACACAACCAAGCCCTACGCGCATTGGGTAGAAGATGTAATGCGCGAGATGTTCGACATAGATCCCACGGCTATCGCACTTGAGATGCGTGATGCCAAAGGGCAGACATACACTTGCTACTGGGATTGTAGCCGAGATGACCGCGCTTGCATGATAGGGGCGATGCAAGACGATGATATGCTTGAATTCCTTGCGGTGAACAAGGATGCCGTGGCAGAGATACTGAACGGAGAGGAGGATGACGAAGACGGATTATGTGAACCTGATTCAGAAGTTGATAGCACGGGATGACCCCTATGCACTGAGCGATGCGTTCGACCTCTGCCGGGAACTGGAGATGGACGGCGCAGTTCGGGTCGAGGGGACAGGCAAGCGTGACTACGGCACGACCGTCTACGATGACGATAACTTCACACGCGCACATGAGTTCAACAAGCAACTGCGCGTGGCGGCGAACAGGATGGTCAGGGACGGCGTTGACGCAGACAATATGATTGACCTCTACTACAAAAGCCACTTGTTTGACGCGCCGCACTTCTTCGATAGTTTCTGCCTCTACATCGAGAAAGACCGAGCGCCGGAGAAACAGTTCTATCTGCCGAGGCGCAAGCAACTACTCAGGTGCGTACAAGGCATCCAAGACCTTGAGGACGGCAAGCTCCATACACTGGGCATCAGCCTCGCTCCCGGCGTTGGCAAGACAACGATTGCAGAGTTCGGGCTTGCGTGGACGTCGGGGCGCAATCCGTTCTTGAGCAACCTTGTCGGTTCGCACAACAACTCGTTCCTCGCTGGCGTGTACGGAGAGATGCTTCGTATCTTTGACCCGATTGGCGAGTACAAGTGGGGCGATGTGTTCCCCGGCCTGTCCGTCATCGCAACGAACGCAAAGGATCTTATGATAGGGCTTGGGTATAGCAAGTCCGATGACATGAGGTTTAAGACGCTCCAGATGGGCGGCTCACTCGGAAGCCAGCTTGCGGGTCGTGTCCGCGCATCCAACTGGCTCTATCTGGATGACCCTGTTCCTGGAATCGAGGTCGCAATGAACAGGGAGCAATTGGACAAGCTGTGGCAGACAGTGAACACCGACTTCTTCCAGAGGGCTATCGGCAACAGAGTGAAACGGCTCGTCATCGGGACTCGGTGGAGTATCACAGACCCGATAGGTAGGTTGGAAGACTAT